GTTGGATCCTTTTAAAATTGGTCTTAAGAAATATTATACTGTTTCTCCTTATATTAGTAATGATATAATAGATTCAGTGTATATTGATTTTGATTGGTTTTTACGTAAATATTCTAGTAATATAAATCGAAGTGTTATGAGAGTTTTATCACTTGAGGAAAGTGTTTTTGGAATTGATAATGAAAAATATTGGCGTTCTATTCCTATGGGGACCTCCCCAGGGTATAGTTGGCCAAAAAATTCATTTAAAGGAAAAAAATATTATTTTCAAGATGGTAAAATATCTGATGAGGTTATTGAACGTGTAAATGCTCGGATTGAACTAGCTAAGAAAGGTATACGTCAACAACATCTTTATGTGTGTACGCTTAAAGATGAAGTTCGACCTATTGCTAAAGTAATGGCTGGTAAAACGAGAGTGTTTACAGTACCTCAATTAGATTATGTTCTGGCAGTGAGAATGTACTTTGGTGGTTTTGTAGTTAATTTTATGAATAATAAAATTATGAATAGGTCTTTGGTTGGTATAAATATGTATTCAACTGAGTCTCATTCATTTGCAAAATTATTAAAGAAACATCCTTGTATACTTACAGGAGATTTTTCTAATTGGGATGGTTCAATAAGGGCTGATATTTCCAATAAAATTCTTAAATTTATTAATTCAGAGTATTCTCGATTTGGAGGGAAAGATGTTGAGATGGATAATTATGTTAGAAAAGTTTTGTTTATGGATTTAATTAATTCTATAGTTTTAATTGGACCAAAAGCATACTTACTTACACATAGTTTACCATCGGGGCATCCTTTAACAACAATTGTTAATACAATGTATAATATTTTTAGGAGTTTTCTTGAGTATCATTTAATAATATTGTCTAAGTCTAAAATTAAGTGTATTGGTGAGAAATGGGATGAGTTCGTAAGTTTTATGAATGATTACCCTATTTCTGATCATACATTGAAATTGGATATTAAACAGTATATTGAAAATACTGAAGGTGGATTTTATGGTGATGATCTTGTTTTATCTGTTTCAAAAGAATTTTCTATTTTTTATAACTATTAAACGTTAAAAGAAGTAAA